GTGTTTAGCTCTTGCTCATGCACCCTGAATATATCTGCACCACCAGAACCAAACGTACCTCGATCACCTTTAAATTTACCACCACCCATTGCTGAAGCAGTGTCACTAGCAGTAAAAGCTATAACGTGAAGAAGATCTCCAGCAGCAGCGCCAGTAGTCAATACAACCTCACTAGCATTAGTAGCTGCATAGTCAGTGCCATCAACTAGTTTGACACCATTTAGAAACACATCAATAAAACCTACAGTATACCCAGCAGTGCCAAAAGTTGTTTGAGAAGCAGTCGCTGTAAACGTCTGTCTTCGTTGAGTAGCTTGAGGTGCTGGTACTGTGCCTATATATCCTGCCATTTAACTCACCAAAAATCCTGAAAAAACAGAGCCATCTCTTAAAGTAGAGCTTGTATCACCAACTACTTGAAAGCGAACTGTAACTACATCATTAGCAGTTAATGGGAAAAGTGCGCTATTTTGTGCTTGTATGTAATTACCACCTTGAGGATCTTCTAGATATCTTGCAGAAGTATCTTCGTGACCGTTTATAACAGATCCGTTTATAAGAAGATGAGCATCTACATATGAAGCTCCTGTTACGCCTACTAAGTTAATTTGATACATTAACATGTAAATACCAGTAATAGGAACAGTATATTGTCCTTGGCTACCAGTTATTGCAGCACCACCACCAACATTAATTCGTATAGTATCAGGTAAAAAAACTGTAGCACTAGAATAGTTTGCAGCAGATCCCTCTACATTTAACTCCATTTTAAATGCTGGTTTAGCTGGTTGTAATATTCTACCACTGCTATCAATAGTCAAAGCCGAAGTGCCGTTTTTACTTTGTATCTCATCAACTTTAAGAATGGAGGTCATCAGCTATCCTTACGGTTTTGTAGGCCAAGTCACATCGTCTAATGACGTTGCGCTATCTGTTATATCTCTCAAATCCTGACGATATTTTGTCTGTGCTTCAGTCATAGTTCTGTCTGACATAGCCCACCAATCAGTCTCACCTAGTCGTATATTACGTTCTTCTCTCAACAAACGCATAGGTTCAGCAGCTACTAGCTCTGCTTTTTTGGTAGACACTTGTGACCAAGTAACACCAAAGTCATTAGGGTTAGAGCTTTCTATTGCAGAGCCATCAGCAGTTTTGCCAGTGACCTTGTAGAACATAGCAAGCCATTCTTCTTCTGTTTCTGGCTCTCCACGAAGTACCCATTCGTCTATATTTAGTTCTGTTAGTGCTATAGCTATGGAGGTCATTGGGCTATCTCCAATGCTTGAATTGAATGAATACTTTCTTCGTACCATGAAAGATATAAAAGGCCAGCTGATGCAGATAGGCCACTTGCTCTTTGAGCTTGTATTTTAAAAGTTAACTGATTTGTAGCAGAGCATTGAAATACGCCACTACAAGTAAGCATAGGTGAAATCAGAGAATACCCTGTACCTCCTTGTATACCTGCAAAATCAAAACGACTAACTTCTGTTGAAGAACCGTTCTCTAAACACCTAATGTCAATTCTTGCATTTGTAGCTCTCGTGATACCTATTACTGTGTTAACAAGAACTAATATTTTACTTGTAGCAAACTTAGGAGTTATATTAACTGATAAACCTGTATCAGTAAAAGAAGAAACTGTAGCTGAAGTAGAAGCTCCAGCCATAGTAGAATTTTGCATCTGAACTATACTACCTACAGCTTTAAATTTACCAGCAGCAACATCTATAGCTGTATTCTGGCTTGGCTCCAAGGTATCAACAAATAGTGTACTCATAGTATAGTCAAAGTCCCTGTAACCGTTACGTTAGCATTTATTGTTACTGGTCCAATGACTGCTGCATTTCTGCCTGACAACACAGTTACATTTTCATCAATCGAGTCATCGTTGCTTAATACCCCATCATATGTAACGTCACCTGTTACCGTAATAGAGTCGGTGTTTGATACTGAGGTAGGACTAACAACTCCAATATATCCAGCCATTATGTTTGCTCCAATACGCTAAGTATTACATCGATGCTGTTAGCTGCACTTGACTCAACAACTACATTATTCCCAGCCTCTAATATTATTTTGCCGCCCAGCGCATCGAGCGCCGAGCCAGCAGGAATAGGAACATTCTTAACAATGTGGGTGCCATTCAACAGAACATCACCAGTCACCTGAGCAGCAGAAGTATTAGCAAGGTTAAGGCCAATCATTACAGACGTAGTGCCACTTGGAACTGTATAAATACTTTGACCAGTTGTTCCTATAGAAGCCTTAGTATGGTTTTTAAATGTATTAGCCATAACCTGTCCTTAAGCTACATCGTCAAGTAAAGCGCACACTATGCAAGTTACTGTACCAGCAGAACTGATAGCGTGTATGTCAGCTACAGTTGCGTTGGGTACACGTAAAGCTGCTGCTTCAGATGGACCTAGGTGAATACCGTCTGCTGTAGTTGGCCCAGCAGTACCGCCATCTAGAACTATGTATACGCTTTCAGCAGAGTCAGTATTCTTTACATATAAAAACTTTACCTTGTCACCTGTAGCTATAGCTGTTGGTGCGGTGTCATCGTCCACGGCCGTATAGTCAGTGTAATAGCCAGCCATTAAGTCTGTGCTTGCGTTACTTACGCTTGTTAGTTTATAGTACCATTTATCGTTTCCATCCGCTGGACTTACCGTCATCGAAGACGAAAACGTCTTTTGTATTTCGTCTGGCAACACCGTTGCCGAGACTGTTACTACTGCATCATCAGCCATAATTATCTCCTATTTTGAGCTGTGTTACCATTGATCACCCAAGAGCAATCGCCAGAGCAAGGGCTTCGTCTGAAGCTTGCTGAAGTGTAATTCCGTCTGTTATTCCTAAGTTTATCTTTGCTTGAGTAGCAGTTATTGCTCCTGTACCACCATTGGCTACAGAAACAGGAGTTGCTACATTTATAGCTACAACAAAATTAGAACCATTATATACTTTAAATATATTGTCTGTTGTATTATAGTATAGAGTACCTGCCTGTAAAGCGTCACCATCGTTATCTACACTAGGGTCTGAAGCTTTTGCACCTAAGTATATATCTGTAAATTGATCTAGTGCTAATTCTGCTGCATCAGCATTTACTTTTGTTTGTGCTACAATGTCTTTACCAGACTGATCTGTAATACTTTTGACATTAAGTATGTCATTACTATTCATATCAAAGTCAGCAGTCATAGTGTTAGGTGTGCTGCCATCCCTTGATATAGTATTATCAAAAGCATTTCTTAATGCTTCATAGTTAGCGTTCAGTGTTGTAACTGAAGCAAAGCCTGAAGTGATTGTAGTTACTGTTGGTTTCTTAGCCATGCCTAGTTAACCTTCAATCCTAGTCGTTGTGCATCATCCTGTAGTATTGACAATGCTTGTTTATTTTCTTCTTCTCGTTCTTTAGCTTGTAGTTTTTTCTTAGCTTGTGAGGCTGTATCGTTATCTAACCAGCCTTTGTCCAATAGAAGTTTAGCTGCTGAAAAAGAACTTCTTCCACCAGTTTTCATTTCTTCTGCTATAGATTGGATTGCTTGTGATTTGATTTTGACAACTACTTCTTTTCTCCACTGGTTAACGTGAGGTCTTAACTGAGGAGCTTCAGATATAGTTTTCCATACATCCCAAGAACCAAAAACCGCCTGAGCAAACTCATACTCAGTCGGATCGTTTGGAACCATATTTATAAATAACTGTTGTAAGGACACATAAAGTTTACCTTTGACTGTTATGTCTTGTTCTTTTGTTGTGAAGATAACGTCAGTGGTGTCGTAGTATGACAACTCATAGAATAAACTTTTAGTTCTACACTTGCCATTTGGACCTTTTAGTTGGCTCATTGTGAATAATGGCATACAGTATAAATCCTTTTAATTAGTACAACTGATTCGAATAGTAACAGGTTTCTTTTTGTTTGTCAAGCACTTTTGCAACATTTTTCAAAAAAATTATATTTTTTATATTTTATGCTTGACAGATGTGTAAAACATTGGTATAATAAATTATGCCTTGGGGCGGCTATAGTGTATATTATATATAATTAATAATAATAATATGTCAATAGTATCCTAAGGACACTTTCGTTTTCTCCTTCTGGCTCACTCAGGTAAATACTGGGTGGGCCTATTTTTTTGCATTAGTGAAATTTTAGTGAGATAATTTTTTGTCACATTGTACATACATACGGATACGCAACCCCCCTTGTGCCTACCTCTTGTGATCACAAAAGTTTACCCCACGCCATGCAATGTGATCACAAA